CTCCATGTCATCGAGCGCCTGCTCGAATGAATCAAGGCCTTGCAAGTCCATGTAGTCAATGACGGCTTGCTCTGCTGACTCGCCTGTGTGAATGAATGGTGTACCCATTATTTTTCGTCCTCCACTTCCATGTTGTAGGCTTTGTTTTCCTCCCTTTCAATTTCATCCATCCATTCTTCCACGTAAGGGATTGGAGGGAAATCCTCCCTGATTTCAGTTGCGCCATCATCCCACGTGATTTGGACTGCATAAGATTTAATTCTTCTATCAAACATTTTCATTCCCCCTTATTGAGTTTATTAAGATTGATTACTTCCTTCCGCTTGGCCTGTCTTTTCAGAATGACCCTCGCCCTCGCCCCGTACTTATCGCCCGATTGTGGAGCGCAACAGGGGCAGGCGAACCCCCCGTTGCCCACGACTGAAAACCTCTTGTAAATGCCCTTCATGATTCCCCCTTATGCTACTAATTTGATTTGTTTAAACGATGCGTTTGCCAAGTCTTTAACATCCCTGATGCAGATGTTGTTCTCATACACTCTCGACACGTCTAACTCGATGCCCACGCCCACGGTTGTAATGCCGAGGTTGTTGCCCTGTTTGATCTGAGCGATCACCTCATCAGCCCATCCATTACCATCGGTGAGGACGAATGCAATTTTGCGTGACTCGGGACGTGCGTTGAGGATCTCATGAGCGTAGCGAATTGCAAAGTAATCGTTGGTTGCGTAATTTGGGTTGAACTTTGCAAGTATTCTCTTGGCCTTGGCCACTGGCGTATTGAACGGGACAAGTGTTGAGGTGCGGTGATTGAATGCAATGATCTGCACGGCCACGCCTGCCTGAGTGAGGGTCTCATAAAGTGCAACGCACGTCTTGACGGCATTTGTAGTGCGTGACCCTGACATAGATCCTGACGCATCGAGGACAATCACGACCGCAGAATCAATACCGCCCTCTTCATGATGGCGTTTAAACACACGCACATTACCAGTGGCAATCGATGCAAGTGCGGATGAATTGATCTGCCCTGCCTTGCGGTTTAATTGGTACTCATCAAGTCCTGAGTCCTCGAAAAGTTTACGCACTTCATGACGTAGTCTTGAAGGCACGGCCACTGTAGTATCGTGATTGAGGCGATCGCTAGTGTGATCCTCTGCGTCTCCGAGTCCTGCCTCTTTATTGTATGACCCGATGCCTGCTTGACCCTCGGGGACTTCACAATTCGGTTCTGTTTCCCGTGCGTCTTGGCCATCGACTGGAGCGGTCGCTACGCCTTGATCGCCCTCGCCTGCACCCTCACCCTCACCCTCGCCTGTTTGATCGCCCTGAGCGTCTCCTGTGGCCTCCTGAGTACCCTCCTCGCCCTTGTCTTGACCCTTGTCTTGACCCTTGTCTTGACCCTTGTCTTGACCCTTGTCTTGACCCTTGTCTTGACCTTGATCTGGTGACTGCTTGGGCAGTTGTTTCAATTGAGACATGATCCACTCTGCAATTTTCAAGGTGTCACGGCTTGACTTGGCACTGTCAATTCGAACACTGGCCTCATCGAATATTGGAGCGAGTCCCTCGGGCAGTGCGATCCTCTTGGCGTAACGTCTGCCGTGGCAGGCAAACAGCCAAGGGTAATTACGGGGGTCGGCCATGCCCTCAGTGCCTGCCTCTGCGATCATTTGATTAATCAGCTTGCTAAAAACGCCTGCAACGTTGCCCGTCATGCCGTCTGCGATTGCCTTGCGCTCGATCCACACGTCCTCTACTGCGTTATGCAACTGTCTCATGTATTGAGTTGTGGCATTGACTGAGAAATCAGTGTACCTGACGTGACACAATTCATGGATGACGAACCCCACGTAGCGATCCAAAAAAGCCTGAGTAAGGATCGCATCGTCTGCCACGTCTGCGAGCTTGACGAACCCCTGCGAATTAACCGAGGCAGTGGGGATATTTTCCCAACTCATGCCGTTAATTTTAAGAGTGCTATTGGCGCTGATTTTATTGAGGATCGACTCGACCCCTGCTTTGAATGTATGACCTTTCATTATTTCACCCCCAAGTACTTGTTGAAAATTTCAGCGTTTAAACAGGCAGACCCGATGCCCCTTAAGGCGATACCTGAGTCCTCGACCTGACGGTTAACCATGACTGACTCCCATGCCTCGACCATGCCAAGGTAAGGCACGGCCTGAATGAACCCGATCACCTGACGAATGGACGGTGCGTCCAGTATGTCCCCAGTCTCGACCTTGGCACGTGCAGTATGCACGGCCTTGAGTACGTGCGTGGCCAATTCACGACTGCATCCTGTATGCTTGACCACTGCATCGATCTCAAGATGCATTGGCAGGAAAGTAAATTTGATCACTGCGGTAAAGCGATCACCCAATGCAGAGTTCGTTGTGCGAGTCCCTGCATATCGGCCTGTGGTGTCACCATTGAGGAGGGTATTGTCTGCCCCGAAAATAATCACGCCCTCAGCCTTACGCCACACTTGACCCCCGTAGGTGACCTTGGCATTGGGTTCGAGAAACCCGTTCAAGGGTGCTAGCTCGCCTTGGTCTGCGTTAGTGATTTCATCCAAGAGGATCACAGTCGAGGGGGCAGTGTAAGCCCGCAGGAAGTCACCCTGTTTAAACACTGTTGCCCCGTTCTCCAAGCCCACATCTCCAAGGTAATCCGAGGCAGTGGTGTACTTGTGAAAGTTGTAGCGCATGAACCCACGGCCTGTACGTGCCGAGAATTGCTCGGCAGTCTGACTCTTGCCTGTACCCTTTTCACCCCCGAACCAAGTATTCCTGCCCGTGTCCTGAGCGAAAGCGAGGGTTCGCAGAATGGACTCAGTCCAAATAAAGCAGGGGTCAACCGCAGGGGCAGTAGAGTCATTGTAGATATCGAATTCAAAGGGGAGGTCAACCCCAAAAACATCAAGGCAGGATCTGCGATCCACTTTGACCACGGGGTTTAAATTAGCGACCTTGGCCTCTGACCCTGATGCAATGACGGCCTGTTTAAACGGGGCAAAGGCGTTGTCAATCAGGGTCTCAAGCTTGCGATTGACCTCTGCCTGATCCACTCCAACGCTGACCTCGGCAATGTCTGCGAGTGAGTCCTCGATCCTCTGAATGGCCTTAGACTGCACGTCTAGGGTGTTGGTCAAGGCCTTGATTTTCTCGACTGATTCCAAGGCCACGGCCTGAGCATTATTGGCCACTGCCTCGATGGCAGGGTTAGCCGTACTGACAACGGGGGCGAATGGTAGTGCTTGTCTCACGTCATCGACACTCAATTTGCCTGCATCGATTTGGCCATCGAGCCACTGGATCATGACGGTTTTTTCGGCAGGCGTTGACCCTGAAAATTTGATGTAAGCCCCTGCAATCGTTGCCGTGGGCAGAGAGGCCATGACTTGTTTGTTGACGATTCCCATAATTTTTATCCTTATGCTAGGGTTAGAGCTTGGCCATCGATGGGGCAGGCAGGCAAACGGGGACTGCCGTATTCATCGAATGCCCACTTAGAGGTGAGTCGAATGGTATAACCACAGGCACACATGGCCTTGAGCATCCTAGTGCCTTGAGTCTTACGGGTAGCGTAGGACAATTGAGCATGAGGGTAGTCACCAAGGGATTGAATGATCGCCCCGTATCGTGACATGAAATCGACTGCCCCTGATGTTGCCTTGTATCCACGTGTTGCCGAGGGAACTAAGCCCATATAATCGGCGATGCGTTTAAACGTTGCACCATGATTCATTGCCCCGTTCGTTGTGTGGCAGAGTTCATGGATCACGCACTCAGCGACTGCTTGAGGGTCGGCCAATTCAGGGGAGATCAAAATCTCAAAGTGGTTATCGCCTGAGTTCTGAGCAGGGAAACACTCACCGATTGCACGGGAGCGCTTGGCATTCAAAGGGAAACCGCAAGTAATGCGAATGGCCTGCGGTAAGGGAAACCCGTAAAGGTCAAACATGGGGCGCAACTCTTGAATGAGTGCGACAAGATACTCCTCACGTGTAGAAAACATAAAACCTCCGATTAAAGAATGGCAATATCGCCACGTACAAGGCCAGTGTTTAAATCTCAACCTCTGAACCTTTAACGCATGATATCACTATTGGTTGACAAGGTGCAAGTAATATTTTAATTTATTTTATTTGAGGGCAATTCAAAGCCTTATATATTAGAGGACGGCCTGCACTGCGTTTGTGTATCTAAGTATTCATTTTGAGTTTAAGCATAGAGTATGCCAAGGGTCAATAACTTAACATAATCAGACCGATTTTTAGCCTCTTGGTGAGCCGATCGGGTGTCGGACATGGTTTACTATTGAAAAGTTTTTTTGAGCGATTCTAGGGGTGTTTTAAGCGTTTTAGAGAACTATAGTTCTAGCGTGTGTATTTGAAAATAAAAGGGTTACAAAGTACATATAAATTGAATACTATTAATGTATATGTGGATAAAGCTGGGTATAAACTGTGGATAACATCCTGTGGATAACATTTGTGAGTTATACACTACAGTGGATAAGCTGTTGACAAGAACGACACTGTAATTACAATCAGGGTTAGTCAGTGTTGCAGGTGATTACTACGGGGAGTGTTTAAACATGGGCAGAACCACCAGTGAAGAGTACTTGGCCAAGCTTGAGGAGCTTGAGTCGAGCGATGAAAATTCGGGCGAGGGGGAGATGAGCGAAGCGGAGCGGTTAGCCATGCTCGCAGATAAACCAAAGGTAAGGAGAGACGGCCAAGTAGTGGGATCAATGCATAAGAGGGAAAGGCCATTGTCGGCATCCCAAGTGGCCTTTGCGAACTGTCTTATTAGAGGGGCAACCCTCAAGGTTGCCTACAGAGAGGCTTATCCTAATTCAAAGGCTAACGATGCTTGCGTCATGTCCAATGCGTCCAAGCTTGCAAAGGATATTAGGATTAAACGGCTAGTGAATGATGGGGTTGAAGAGACCATCGAACACTTAAGTGAGGATGTGGCGGGGACAAAGCGATATGTGTTGAAACAACTGTTGGCACATAGTAAAGAGGCCAAGCAGGAAGGAACCAAATTAAAAGCACTGGAACTACTCGGCAAGTCTGTCGGCCTCTTCATTGACAAGACGCAGACTGAGGTCAAGCAGGCAACACCTGACGAACTCAAGCGAGAGCTAGCCACTCACTTAAAGCTACTCAACAACGTGCGTCCTCTGCCTGCTACGGTCATCAAGGCCGTGTAAACGCAGGCGTGTAAACGGGTTGCACGTGTAAACGG